AAGAACACATAACTCTCCACTTCATAATACTGGATGGTCAGGTTTTAATTATAATAAAGCAGCTGCTGAAGAAGATTACATGCCAATTGAGCATGATATGCACAGAGGTATGTCTAGAGAATCATCTGAATTTAAATATATGCCAATAGAGGATATTGAAAAAGGTGATGCAGAAGGGGATACGACTAAGTATAAAAAAGTTATAAATAAAGCAATTATGCAGAAAGCTACTAAAGCAGAAGTATCAGCTAAATTACGTGAGATGTTTCCTGAAGTTAAAAATAACTCTGTAGAAGTTAACTGGAGCCCTGATGGTAAAAAAGTAGAAGTATATAAAAAAGATTCTCCATTAAATGCTAAAGGAGATAAATGTCCAGAAAGTGGATGTGTACAAGAAAAAGGTAATGGAAAATGGGGAGTAATTAGTGGTAAAACTGGTAAATGGTGGGATGCTAATTATGATTCAAGAAGTTCTGCAGAAGCAGGATTAAGAGCTTATTTCGCAAACGGAGGAAACTAATGGATACACTAGATAAATTAAGAGGGAAATTTTTTAATAAAAATTCATTTAATGTAGGTTTTAATAATAGATCTCCATTAAATTATATAACTTCAAGTGGACCTACTCAACCAACATTCAATGACACAGGTATGAAATCATTTGAACCAGATCAGTGGAAAGGAGCTTTTGATTCATCAGATGCAGTGAGAAAAGAAACTAAAGCTCATATTGACAAACAAAAAGGTTATTACAAAGCAGCTTGGGATGGTATTAAGCTGTTAGCTACTGCCGGTATGGGTGGTGCAGCAGCTGGTGGTGGAGCTGGAGGTGCAACTGGTTTTCAACAATTTATCAGCGGAGCTGATAGTATTTTTAGCGGAGAAGCTTTACAAAATGCTGATAATTTTCTTGGAAATATAAATTGGCAAGAGAAACTATCTAAAAAGAAAGAAGACAAAGAAGACGATAAACAAAATCAAGAAGACGAAGAAAAAAGTTCATTATGTGAAATGAATCCTGATTCTTCTTTCTGTGAAAATTAATAAAAACAGTCATGGATCTGTATAAAACCAAAGAAAAATAGAAAATAAACATTAACATTTAAAAACAAAAATCATGGCAAATTGGATTAATTTCAACGTAGTGGGTGGTGTAACAGATGGTGCAGGTGCAACTCCAGCTCCAGAGATGGATGGAGATAACTTAGTATTAGCTGAAAGCATTATCAATGTATCAGTACCAACTCCAGCTCCGGCTTCTGCTATTGAAGCAGTATTAAACTTAGCTGGACCAGCAGGTGCAACAACTTGTACGCTTATCTGTTCAACTTCAGCTGATGCAGGAGATGCTCCTGACGCTAACGTACCAGCTTCAGCAGATTACGTAAACAAAGTAAAAGCAGCTATCATCAGATCAATGACAGCAAATCCAGGTGGAGTAAAATCTAACTGTATTTTACCTCAAGATCAAGCTGATAACACTGCTCCATACGATCCAACACTTAGAGTGTACTGGAGAAGTTTCGTAGTAGCATAAGTATGAAACCTAGAGGATTAGGCGATTCTATCGCACAATTCACAAAAAAAACAGGTATTAAGGCTGTAGTCAATAAAATGGCTAACAGCCTTAATAAACCCTGTGGTTGTCAAAAAAGACAAAATTATTTAAATAATAAATTTCCTTATAAACAATGAGAATCAATCTACAAAGAAAATTTACAATGAATTCTCCCCTAAAAATTGATAACACTCCTGTGTATCAAGTGGATTTAGGTGAAGGTATATTAGGTAAAGGAAATAAAAATGGGACTATATTAGTGTCAGACAAAATAAAAGATCCCGAAGAAAGACAAAGCATTATAGACCATGAGGGTGTACATATAGATCAAATTAAAAGAGGAGACTTAGATTATGATGATGAAGCTGTATACTGGAAAGGTAAAAAATATTCTAGAGCAGAAATGGATGAAGGTAATCCAAATCTACCTTGGGAACAAGAAGCATATTCAAAAACAGACAATTACGAAAAATATTAATCATGGCATATATACAAAACAATCCTTTTTTAAGAAAAGAATCAAAAAAAGAACTTGAAAAAGTTGTAAGTAGTGAAGATCCACAATGGGTAGATGATCCAACACGATACCATCAAACTTATACATTAAATCCTGATTATGACGCTTTAGAGAGGAGAGAAATTCAATCACCTGATAATTACGTGAAATTGCCAAATGATGAAAGGTCTTACCTCAGACCAAGAGTAATAAAAAACTTAGAAGGTGGACCAGGTAATAGATATGACGAAATCCCTACTTTTGAATCGCTTGAACCAAGTGGAAACGAAATACAAGACATAGCTAACTATGAATTATTGAAGAAAAATGTTGCGGATTCTTTAGCTTTAGTTAATAAAGGTGATAACTGGGCAGCTGCTTCTATTTATGGAGATAATTTAGGTAAAGATGCTAGAATGATGACAAAAATGGATCAATTAAGTAGTCATAATGCTAACCTTATGAATAATTTAAGAGGTTATCAAAATACCTCTGGAAATTATAATGCATCGGATGACTGGAATCAATACTCTACACTTAGTTCTGTAAAGCCAGATTCTGATTTTGCTCAACAAAATCCTAATTATACAGGAAGTGATATAAATCAATCATATTACGTAGAAGGACAGGGACCTGGTTCTACTGGTTTCACGGGAGGAAAAAGATTTATAAGTAAAAATGAAGCTGGTGAAAAGTTGAGAGGCATGCGTAATTTGAGAAATAATATTGCAGGATTCTAATGTCAAAAAAAAAATTTAAAGATACCACCGTTGGTCAATTATTATTTGGCGCGGCATCTGTAATCAACCCTACATTAGGAAACGTATTACAAGGAGTAACATCCCCTAAAGAAGCGATAGAAGCTATAGCAAAATCTGATGCTCCTTTAGATGATAAAATAAAATTACAACAATTAATATTTGAACAACAGAATAAAGAGATAGAATCTATTACTTCAAGATGGAAGGCAGATTCAATGTCTGATTCGTGGATGTCTAAAAATGTACGTCCATTAGTTTTAATATGGTGTATTGTTGTATTTTCTTTTGCTGGTATACTAGATAGTATAGAGCATATTCCTTTTCATATTAATGATATTTGGAATGATACTTTCGAGAAGGTCATGATGGCGGTCGTCTTAGCCTATTTCGGAGGTCGCACGACAGAAAAGGCGACTAGTATATTCAAAAAGTAAAGATCACTAAAAATCGGTGATTATACTTTAGAACAATTAAATTAAATTAAATATTATGAAAAACTTATTATTAAGTTTATTTATGCTTTTTAGCATAACTATACAAAGTCAAGAATTAAGCGACAAATTAAGAGGAGCTTGGTCAAGTGACAAAACGAGTTACTATGTTGTTATACTGCATGATGAAGAAAGAGGTTATGAAATAGTTAATTTTTCTTTTGCAGAAAATCAAACATTAGAAGAAAAAGTTGTAGAAGAAGGTAAAAATTATATAAAAACCACACTATACAATAAAACTAATAAATTTCAAACAAATATTACTTATACTTTTGTAGATGGTGAACTTCACTGTAAATTTGGAGATGAATCAAATAAAACTACAGTTTATAATAAATATTGGTTAATGACAAATTAAATTAAATAAAATGGAAAATAAAATTACAGCTGAAGAGCTAAAAGAAATACAAGAATTACAAGCTAATCTATATAAACTCACTACAGATATAGGAGTTTTAGAAACCCAAAAACACGCGGTTTTACATGAACTAGCTGGGGTGAATCAAACTCAAGAAGAATACAAAAAAGTATTAGAAAATAAATACGGTCCAATAAATATAAATTTAGAAGACGGTAGTTTTGAAGTAGTAAAAAAAGAAAATGAGTAATGTAATAAGAAAAATCAGTATTGGTGCTGATTATAAGAATGAAGCAATGCATTATTCTGTAGGTCAACAAGTATATGGAGGACATGAAATTTCTCATATATTGTTAGACGAAAAAGATAATTCTTACAATATTTATATAAAGAAAAACAATGAGGTATTGCCTTGGAAGAAATTTAATTCTAACATGGCAATATCTATTGAATATGATCTTGAATATTAATGAAAAGCTTATATGATTTTATTGTAGAACCTTTAGGGGATAGATATGCAAATAATAAAAAAATAAGTGAAAAGAAATTAATTTTAAATACTAAAATTGAATCTTGGAAGTTTGTTAATAGATTTGCTAAGGTTATATCTACTCCTGCAGCTATAAAAACACCCATTAAAAAAGGCGATATTATAGTTGTTCATCAAAATATTTTTAGAAGATTCTATAATATGAAAGGTAGGCAGCAAAATAGTAGATCTTTTTTTAAAAATAATATGTATTTTGTAGGTGTAGATCAAGTTTATTTATATAAGAATAAAGATAAATGGATATCTTTTGGAGATAGATGCTTTGTAATGCCTTTAAAAAACACTAATGATTTAAGCACTAGTAAAGAAGAAAAATGTGTTGGTATACTAAAAATAGGTAATAATACATTAGAGGCATCTGAAATTAATTCAGGAGACAAGATTGGGTTTAAACCTGGTGCTGAATGGGAGTTTATTATAAATAATGAACGCCTTTATTGTATGAAATCAAATGATATAGTTATAAAATATGAGTACAAAGGAAACGAAGAAGAATATAATCCAAGCTGGACAAGTAGCAGTCAAAGAGTTAATAAAAGTTGCTAAAGAACCAATTATAGATTTTGGACCTGATATTTCCGCGGATAGATTAAAGAACGCAGCAGCTACTAAAAAACTAGCTATATTTGATGCTTTTGAAATTCTAAATAGAATAGAAGAAGAAAGAAACTTATTAGAAGATAAACCTAAACAAGAGGAGAAGAAAGAGAAAACTTTTAAAGGGTTTGCAGAAGGGAGGTCTAAGTAATGTACGAACAAACTTTATATAAAGTATTACCAGATTACGTTAAACCTAAAATTCTTAAAAAAAACAATAAGTATAAAAAATGGGATTACGGGTATAATGAAGAGCATGATTTTGTAGTTATAAGTAAGACAGGTGAAATAGGTGAAGTATATGAAATACAAAATTTAAAAATAGCATTACCCAAAACTCCTAAAGAAGTACATAGGTTCGATGATAATAAATGGCAGAGAACGCCATTACCTAAAGTTCTTAAAAAAATTAAAAGCGTTTTTGAATGGGATAACTATCCTGAGGATTTCAAAGAAAAATGGTATGATTTCATTGATTCCGAATTTGTAAAACGTGAGGATGGTTTTTGGTTTTATAATGATGGAAAACCCACATATTTAACTGGTACGCATTATATGTACCTTCAATGGTCTAAGATTGATGTTGGACCACCAGATTTTAGAGAAGCAAATAGATTGTTCTTTTTATTTTGGGAAGCTTGTAAAGCAGATACTAGATGTTATGGGATGTGTTATCTTAAAAATAGACGTTCTGGTTTTTCTTTTATGGCATCAGGTGAAACAGTTAACTTAGCTACTTTAGCTAGTGATTCTAGATATGGTATATTATCTAAAACTGGACCCGATGCAAAAACAATGTTTACAGATAAAGTAGTTCCTATATCAGTTAATTATCCTTTCTTTTTTAAACCGATTCAAGATGGTATGGATCGACCTAAAACAGAATTAGCATATAGAGTTCCAGCTTCTAAATTTACTAGAAGAAAAATAATAACAGGTGAAGTAGCTGCTGATCTTCAAGGATTAGATACAACTATCGATTGGAAAAATACTGGTGACAACTCTTATGATGGTGAAAAACTTAAATTACTAGTTCATGATGAATCTGGTAAATGGGAAAAACCAAACAATATCTTAAACAACTGGAGAGTTACTAAAACTTGTTTGCGATTAGGTAGTAGAATTATTGGTAAATGCATGATGGGTTCTACTAGTAATGCATTGGATAAAGGTGGTGCTAATTTTAAAAAATTATATGAAAGCTCAGATGTTACAAAACGAAACGCCAATGGACAGACTCGCAGCGGATTATATAGTTTGTTCATACCTATGGAATGGAATTACGAAGGATACATTAATGCTTATGGCTTACCTGTATTCGAAACACCAGAACAACCGGATGAAGATCCCCATGGTCAAAAAATTAAAATAGGGGTTTTAGATTATTGGAAAAACGAAGTAGATGGTTTAAGCGAAGATCAAGATGCTTTAAATGAATTTTATAGACAGTTTCCACGTACAACTAAACATGCTTTTAGGGATGAATCTAAAAACTCTTTATTCAATCTAACTAGGATTTATCAACAAATAGATTGGAATCAAGATCTTAAACATAGCAATGTTATAACACAGGGTTCTTTTCAATGGATAGGAGGAATAAAAGATACTGAAGTTATGTTTGTTCCAAATAAAAATGGTAGATTTTTTGTATCTTGGGTTCCACCTCAAAGATTACAAAATAATATAATAAAAAAATTAGGTAGGAAATATCCAGGTAATGAAAACTTAGGAGCATTTGGTTGTGATAGTTATGATATATCTGGAACAGTAGATGGTAGAGGTTCTAATGGATCTCTTCATGGTTTAACCAAGTTTAGTATGGAAGATGTTCCTCCTAATCATTTCTTTTTAGAATATATAGCTAGACCACAAACAGCTGAAATATTTTTTGAAGATGTTTTAATGGCTTGTATATTTTACGGAATGCCAATATTAGCAGAAAATAATAAACCTAGATTATTATATCATTTTAAAAGAAGAGGATATAGAGGTTTTGCTATGAATAGACCTGACAAAATTTATAATAAATTATCAGTAACTGAAAGAGAAATAGGTGGTATACCAAATTCAAGTGAAGATATAAAACAAGCTCATGCAGCTGCTATAGAATCTTATATTGAAGAGCGAATTGGATTATTAGATGATCTTAATTATGGAGATATGTATTTCCAAAGAACATTAGAAGATTGGGCAAAATTTAATATAAATAATAGAACTTCACATGATGCTTCTATTAGCTCAGGACTTGCAATCATGGCTTGTAATAAAAATAAATATAGACCAGTTCCTAAATTAATTAAACAAAAATATGATTTAGGTATAAAAAAATATGACAATAGTGGTTCATTATCAAAAATTATAGATTAAATGAAGATAAATTATAATACTAATAGTACATTTCCTAGCCAAGTTGTTAGTGATAGTGAAAAAGCCACTTGGGAATATGGTACGCAGGTTGCACAAGCTATAGAGCAGGAATGGTTTAGTCAAGGTAGAACAAATGGTAATAGATATTTAACTACTTGGAATAACTATAATAGATTGAGATTGTATGCAAGAGGTGAACAACCTACATCTAAATATAAAGATGAATTATCTATTAATGGTGATTTATCTTATCTTAATTTAGACTGGAAACCTGTTCCTATTATATCTAAATTTGTTGACATATTAGTTAATGGAATATCTAATAAACAATATGATATAAATGCATTTGCTCAAGATCCTGAATCTTTAGAGAAAAGAACCAATTATGCTGAAATGTTAGCCCAAGATATTTTTGCTAGACAAACAATGCAAGATATAGTTAATAAACTTGATTCTTCTTTATTTAATACTACAATTCCAGAAAGCAAACTACCTGAGGATGAAATTGAGTTAGAACTACACATGCAACTTAATTATAAGCAAGCGGTAGAAATTGCTGAAGAAGAAGTAATAAATCAAGTATTAGACACAAACAAATGGGAGTTAACAAAGCGAAGAGTTAATTATGACTTAGTTACATGTGGAATTGGTGCTTGTAAAACTAATTTCAATCTATCTAATGGTATAACAGTTGATTATGTTGATCCAGCTTACTTAATATATTCTTACACGGAAGATCCAAATTTTGAAGACATATACTATGTAGGGGAATTAAAACCAGTTACTTTACCTGAAATAGCTAAACAATTTCCAACATTAGATGATGCTACTTTAGAAAAAATACAACAACAACAAGGTAATAGAACCTATATGTATGGATATGGTAATGGTCCATGGGATCAAAATACTATTCCATTATTATATTTTGAATACAAAACTTATAGCGATCAAGTATTTAAAATTAAAGAAACTGAATATGGATTAGAAAAAGCATTAGAAAAACCTGATACTTTTAATCCACCAGAAAATGATAATTTTCAAAGAGTAGGTAGAACTATAGAAACATTATATAGAGGAGTTAAAGTTTTAGGTACTGATATAATGTTAAGATGGGAGATGTGTCCTAATATGACTAGACCTAAAGCAGATACTACTAAAGTAGAGATGAATTATGCTATATGTGCACCTAGAATGTACAAAGGTAGAATTGAATCTACAGTAGGTAGAATTACTGGTTTTGCAGATATGATTCAAATAACACATCTTAAATTACAACAAGTTATAGCTAGAATGGTACCAGATGGTGTATTCTTAGATATGGATGGTTTAGCAGAAGTTGATTTAGGTAATGGTACTAATTATAATCCAGCTGAAGCTTTGAACATGTATTTTCAAACCGGTTCTGTTGTGGGTAGATCATTAACTCAAGATGGTGATATTAATAGAGGTAAAATACCTGTACAAGAATTATCTACAGGATCAGGACAAGCGAAAATTCAAAGTTTAATATCTACATATAATTATTATTTACAAATGATAAGAGATGTAACCGGATTAAGTGAAGCGCGAGATGGTTCGGTTCCAGATAGAGACACATTAGTAGGATTACAAAAAATGGCTGCTAATGCTTCTAATATTGCTACTAAGCATATAAATAATAGTAGTTTGTATTTAACTTTAAGAATGTGTGAAAATATATCTAAAAAAGTTAGTGATATGTTAGATTATCCTTTAACTGCTAATGCATTAAGAAATAGTATAACTAATTTTAATAGTATTACTTTAAAAGAAGTAAATAAATTAAATCTACATGACTTTGGTATATTCTTAGATTTAGAACCAGATGATGAAGAAAAAGCTACATTAGAACAAAACATACAAGTTGCTTTATCAAGTGGTGGTATTGATTTAGAAGATGCTATTGAAATTAGACAAATACGTAATTTAAAATTAGCAAATCAAATGTTAAAAGTAAAGCGTAAAAAGAAACAAGCTTACGAAAGACAAATGCAAGCTGACATAGCTAAGCAACAAGCTGATGCTAATACGCAAGCTACTCAAGCAGCTGCTGAATCTGAAGTACAAAAGCAAGAAGTTTTAACTAATCAAAAAATAAATTTTGAACAAGCTAAGTCTCAGATGGAGATAGAAAGAATGAGAACGGAATCAGAAATAAAACGAGCATTAATGGCTGAAGAATTTAATTATCAAGTTCAGCTAGAACAAATGAAAAATCAAAGAGAAACAACTCGTGAAAAAGAAATAGAAGATCGTAAAGATAAAAGAACAAGAATAGCTGGTACACAGCAAAGTAAAATGATAGATCAAAGACAAAATGATTTATTACCAATAAATTTTGAAGAACAAAACCAAATGGAAGATATGTTTCCAATTGGTTAATTATTAATTATTTAATTATATTATATTATGTCAGATAAAAAAGCGGCCGTAGAGGTCAAACAAGAAGGTGAATTTTCTTTAAAAGGAAAAATAAAACCTAGAAAACCAAAAGATCTAGGATCAAAAAAGAATAATGAACCTGTTAAAATTGATTTAACTAAACCTGAAGCTCAAGGAGAAGTAATTCCTGATGTTGTAAAGGTTGATTTAACTAAAAAACCAGAAGATAATGCCATTCAAGAGCGAAAAACAGAGGAAGTTTCTCTGGGCGAATCACCCGGAGATAGCAAAAAAATGGACACAGAAGTACGGGTCAGCGATACAGATGATAAAAAGGAACCTGAAGTCCAAGTAATTGAAGAAATTACAGAAGAAGTTAAACCAATAGAAGAAGTAAAAGAAGAACCTCAAAAAATTGAAACACCTAAACTTCCAGAAAATGTAGAAAAACTGGTAGATTTTATGAATGAAACAGGTGGAACAGTAGAGGATTATGTAGAACTTAATAAAGATTATTCTAAACTAGATAATGATCAATTATTAAAAGAATACTTAAGAAAAAATAAACCTCATCTTGATTCAGATGACATTGCTCTTATAATGGAAGATTATGAGATTGATGAAGAATTAGATGAAACAAAAGATATACGTAGAAAAAAACTAGCTTATAAAGAAGCTGTTGCTAATGCTAAACAGGAATTAGAAAATCAAAAATCTAAATACTATGCTGAAATAAAGCAAAGACCTGGTACAACACAAGAGCAGCAAAAAGCTATGGATTTTTTTAATCGTTACAACAAACAGCAAGAAACTATAAAGCAATCACAAGAAGCTTTTAAAGAAAAAACTAATAATTTATTTCAAACTGATTTCAAAGGTTTTGATTACACAGTAGGAGATAAAAAATTTAGATATAAAGTAAAAGATCCTGTGAAAATAGCTGAAAGTCAATCTAATATTCAAAACTTTGTTAATAAATTTATTGATAAAGAAGGACGTATAAGTGACACTGAAGGTTATCATAAAGCTTTATATGCTGCGATGAATACTGATAAACTAGCTTCTCATTTTTATGAACAAGGAAAAGCTGATGGTATTAAAAATTTAGTACAAAAATCTAAAAATCCAAGTGCGGATGCGCCGAGGCAAGTTGCCAGTGGGGACGTCTTTGTAGGAGGTTTTAAGGTAAAATCAGTTAGTGGAGCAGATTCATCAAAATTGAAAATCAAAAAACGAAAGTTTAACTAATTAAAAATTAATATTATGGCTTTAACCCCACAGTTTGGAAGTTTAGTACCTTCTCAAACTCAACAAGCACTAGCTACAAATTATCTTCAATGGACAGATAATGGTGGTGGTGGTGCGGTACCAGCAAATTTTAGAGATTTTGCAGCGCAATATCTACCTGAAATTTACGAACAAGAAGTAGAAAGATATGGTAACAGAACGTTATCTGGTTTCTTAAGAATGGTCGGTGCTGAATTACCAATGACAAGTGACCAAGTAATCTGGTCTGAACAAAATAGATTACATATTGCATATGATGGACTTACACCTACATACGCTGGAAATAACATTATTAACTTCACAGGTACTCCTGCTGGTGTTGAAAACGTTATCTCTGTAGGATCGACAGTAGTAGTAATGGATGACTTTGGAAACGAAGTTAAATGTTATGTTTCTTCTACGGTTCCAGGCGGTGCCGGTGTTGGTACAATTACAGCTTTACCTTATACTGCTCCAGACATTGTTACTGCTGGTTTAGTAGGTTTAGTAAAAGTATTTGTATACGGTTCTGAATACGCAAAAGGATCAACAACTCCTAACTTTGATGCAGCTGCTCCGGCAATTACTAATCAAATTATTAGTGTTACTCCTTCATTTACTCAATTCTCAAATAACCCTATCATTATTAGAAGTAAATATACTGTAAACGGTTCTGACACTGCTCAGATCGGTTGGGTAGAAGTTGCTACTGAAGATGGAACTGGTGGTTATTTATGGTATCTAAAAGCTGAGTCTGAAACTAGACTTAGATTTGAGGATTACCTAGAAATGATGTGTGTTGAAGGTGAGATAGCTGCTGCTGCTTCTGGAGCTCTAGGTAACGGTCAGATTGGAACACAAGGTATGTTTGCTGCTATCCAAGATAGAGGTAATGTACAAGTTGGTTTCTCTGCGGCTGCTGGTATTAGTGACTTTGATGATATTCTTAGAAACTTAGATACTCAGGGAGCAATTGAAGAAAACATGTTATTCCTAGACAGACAAACTGCTCTAGATTTTGATGACATGTTAGCTCAAATCTCTGCTGGATCTGCTGGTGGTACAGCTTATGGATTATTTGAAAACTCAGAAGAAATGGCATTAAACTTAGGTTTTAGCGGTTTCAGAAGAGGTTCTTATGACTTCTATAAGACTGACTGGAAATACTTAAACGACGCGTCAACACGTGGTGGTATGACTGGACCTGCTTCTATTGAAGGAGTATTAGTTCCAGCTGGTACTACAACTGTTTATGATCAAATTTTAGGAACTAACATCCGTAGACCTTTCTTACACGTAAGATATAGAGCGTCTCAAGCTGATGATAGAAGAATGAAATCTTGGTTAACAGGTTCGGTTGGTGGTGCATTTACTAGTGATCTTGATGCAATGGAAGTAAACTTCCTTTCAGAAAGATGTTTAGTAACTCAAGCTGCTAACAACTTTGTATTATTCAAAGGAGTGTAATTATTCACATTAATAATGCCTCCATCTTCGGGTGGAGGTTATTATTATTTTTTTAAACTATTTAATTATATTATATTATGGCTAAAAAAGCAAAACAAGAAGAGGTAGTGGAAGAAGTAGTTGCTGTTGCAACACCACCACAACCAGAACCACCTAAGGTTAAAAAACCTACGTGGGAAGTAAGAGATAGAGTTTATATACTAGAACGTGGTGAAGAACCATTAACATATACAATTCCTTCAAAGCATACAAGGAGACATCCTTTATTATGGTTTGATGAAAAACAACAAAAGCAAAGAGAATTAAGATATGCAACTAATATGACTAGTCCATTTGTAGATGAACAAAAAGGAGAAGTTACATTAGGTCATATTACTTTTAGAAATGGTGTATTAAATGTACCAAAAGAAAATATAATTTTACAAAAATTATTATCTTTGTACCACCCATTTGTTAATAAAAAATACTCTGAATTTATAGCATCACAAGAAGCTGAAGACGAATTAGATATTATAGAGTGGGAAATTGAAGCTCTTAATGTAGCTCGTAACATGGATATTGATATGGCTGAAGCTATTGTTAGAGTTGAATATGGAACTAAAGTTAATAGTTTATCTTCTAAAGAATTAAGAAGAGATTTATTAAAATTAGCTAAAAGAAATCCTAGATTATTCTTATCATTAGCTGCAGATGAAAATGTACAATTGAGAAACTTTGGTATCAATGCTGTAGAGCATGGTATTTTAAGGTTATCAGGTGATCAAAGATCTATACATTGGGCAAGTAATGATAGAAAAATAATGACGGTTCCTTTTGATGAAAACCCTTACTCAGCGTTAGCTGCTTGGTTTAAAACAGACGAAGGAGTTGAAGTATATAAGTCGATAAATAAAAGACTAAATTAAAATAACAGGGGCGGATTCGTCCGCCTCTTTATTAAAATAAAAATATAATGGTAAACGTAAATGCAGTATATCAAACGGTGTTGTTAATATTAAACCAACAACAACGAGGTTATATAACTCCTGATGAATTCAATAAGATTGGTAGTCAAGCACAATTAGAAATATTTGAAGGATATGCTAGTGACTTAAATCAACAGTATCGTTTATCTCAAAATGACACTGAGTATTCAAATCGTGTAAAAAATATACAAGAAAAATTACAGTATTTTCAGCGTACTGCTACACCAGTTTATAATGTAGCAACTAATAAATTTGATATTTTAGATTTTCTAACATATAATGCTAACCCGAATCAAGCTTATCCTTTTGTATTCAATCCAAGCAGTGGTGTTGATGAGGTTTTATATAGACTAGGTACTGTATTTTATAAAGATTATGACCTAGGTCAATACACACAAAGAAACGAGTTAAGACAATTGTTACTTTCCCCTTTAACTCAACCAACAACTAATTTCCCTATATATTTATATGAGAATGATACATTGCAGGTATTTCCAAATACAATACAAGCAGATATAACTATATCATATCTTAAAAGACCAGATAATGTGTTATGGAATTTTACTACAAATGCAGTTGGTGCGTATGAATATTCTAGAGGAACATCAATTCAATTTGAATTAGATCCCACTGAACAAGAAGAGTTAATACTTAGAATATTAGCCTATGCTGGTGTTATAATTCAAGACCCATCCATAGTACAAGTAGCAGCTGCACAAGTTGCTAATCAAGATAATAACGAAAAACAATAATATATGCCAATGCCAAATGGTGGATTAATCACCGAAACTAACAGTCAATATTACGCAGGAGCGCAGGGATTTGTAGTAACAGCTTTAGCAGGACAAAGTGATTTTATATTTAACTTTAATACTTCTTTAAAGTTTGGAAATTGGGATCCTAATGTAACTGATTATGCTTTGAATAATTTTAAACTTTATTCAAGTGTAGATGGTATAACTTACACAGAATATATTACTGCTTATGATGTAATTGTTCAACAAAATGGAGATAGTTTAGTAAGACTTGCTGCCGCACTTCCTCAAAATAACGTACTGGTATGTCAATTAAAAACTATTGATGGTGGTAGTTTTGGAAATAGAGATGCTTACGGTACAACAACAGAACAAAACTATGGTAGTTATTCTTATTTAAAATTGAAAGATGTTGTTAACAACTTTATTGTGGGTTATGTAGGAAAAGATAAATTAATACCAGATGTTAAAAGAAGCGATATAATATTTCATGCTAAAAGAGGTTTACAGGAGTTTAGTTATGATACATTAAAGTCTGTTAAATCTCAAGAATTAACTGTACCTCATACATTAAGCGTTATACTTCCTCAAGATTATGTGAACTATGTAAGAATATCACGTATAGATCAATTAGGAGTACAAAGAATAATATATCCTTCTAATAATCTTACAAATTCTCCGTATGAAAATCCGATACAAGATAATTTTGGAGTGCCAACTCAAGACAATTTTGAAGATAATCTAGAGGGTACTTCTTTAACTGAAGAGAGATGGGATAATGCTAACACTAATCTTATTAATCAAAACTATAACTGGACTTTATATAATGAAGGTTTAGATTGGGCTGGTTATAATTGGGGTTATGGAGGATATTGGTATTGGAACTGGGGTGAGCAATATGGAATGTCACCACAATATGCTCAATATAATGGTTGGTTTAATATGAATGAAAGAGAAGGTAAAGTTTCTTTTTCTAGTAATTTAGTAGGTGCTTTAATAATACTAGAATACATATCAGATGGACTTGCTTATGATTTAGATAGTAGAATACCTAAATTAGCAGAAGAAGCTTTGTATGCTTATATTTTACATGCTATAATATCTACTAGAATTAATCAACCTGAATATGTAGTACAAAGATTAAAACGGGAAAAAAGTGCTAAGCTTAGAAACGCTAAAATTAGATTATCAAACGTTAAGTTAGATGAAATAGTACAAGTAATGCGTGGAAAAGCTAAATGGATAAAAAGATAATACATGCCACAAGTAACTAATACTTTTCTAAGGTCTAAAATGAATAAAGACCTTGACAATAGATTACTTCCAAACGGTGAATACAGAGATGCTCAAAATTTACAAGTAAGTAGATCAGAAGGATCTGAAGTAGGAGAGTTTGAGAATGTTTTACAAAACCAAGAATTAACTTATTTTTATACTGGTAGAAATAATAATTTTTATGCTGGTAAAATAATAGGTCAATTCACAGATGAAACTACTGAGAATATATATGTGTATAGCGCGGGTTATAATGGTAGTGGAAGATGTCCTAGAGATATAACAGTTTTTGCATCGCCAGTTATAGGAGCTACTACAAGTTCAAGCTGGGAACTTTATGATTCTAGTGGTAATTTATTAGACCCTACTGTTCTGGGGTTAGAAGTAGGAATGATGCTTTGGGGTGATAATTGGGATGGTCAACCATCAGGAGCGGGTGGTCAAGAGAAAGATCCTTTGATTACTTCAATAACACCACCAAGTGGTGGAAACCCTGGTACTATTGAGTTAAGTCAATCAATAACATTAAATGCTTCTAATACTATAAACATAGGTTTTACTAATACAATACATTCATATAACCCTACAACTGACATTACCACATTATTAGTTAGAGGATCTTTTCTTAATTTTAATCAAAACTTTAGGATATATGGTATAAATTTATTAGATAATTTATTATTTTGGACTGATAACAATAATCAACCAAGAAAAATTAATGTAAGTTTAGCTAATCCTAACTTTTTAATATCTCCTGATTATTATGTTAATGAAGATCAAATATCTGTTGCTAAGTACTATCCTTATGAAACACCTTTAGTTTTACAACAAGTTAAATTAGAAGTACCTACCCCAAATGGTGGTAGTTATCCACCAACTCAACCTATAAAAGGATATCAGATTGAAACAATAGATTGGGTTGGAGATTTTAATGTTAAAATAGGAGATATAGTTACTGGTTTTCCTGATCAAGCAGATAATGAAGTATGGCAGGTTTTATGGTATGAACCAGATGGTGGTAATAATGAGGTGATTATTTATAATAACTTTTTATTATTTCCTGGAACAACAGGTACTCCATGGAATCCAGCAGCTGGAACTTTTTTAAACTTCTCTAGACCTTCATCTACTGATTCATCAGATAGATTATTAACTAGAGGTTTTGATACTATTACTAATGCTAATGCTATTGGACCTTATACTCCTGGAACACCTACTGGAGCAATTCCTACAGGAGATGATATTAGAGTAAATTATAAATTCACGAGTACAATAGGTGATCCTAGTGGTAATCCTACTCCTCAAATAGGAGATTTTATTACTAGTAAAACTATGGAAATTACTGGGTCAGGAGTAGTAGGTATTACTTTAGCTGACGAAGTGTGTATACAAGAAGTTGGAGAAATTGTCGTAGGTAGTGCTGGTTATATACAATTAAAATTAACACAACCGGTTACTATTAATGCTTTAGGCAATGATATATCTATTTCGGCTAATCCTAATTATAGTTTAGGTCAAAATCCTGCAGAAGAATTTACAGGTGATCCTGATTTAATAGAAGAAAAATTTGTTAGATTTAGTTATAGATTTAAATTTGATGATAATGAATATTCTTTAGCAGCACCTTTCACACAGATATGTTTTATACCAGAACAACAAGGGATTTTTGGAAATGGACCAAATAATCAAACTCAAGATCAGATAAACTCTTATGATTCTACTATTTTAGATTGGTTTGTTAACTCGGTTAATACAATAGATTTAAAAATTCCTTTACCAGACACTGGAGTTTCAGCTATTGAAGCTGTTGAAGGTTTAATTAATGGGTATAAAGTAACTGATATAGAAATACTATACAAAGAATCTAATACAACTTCAGTTAAAATATTGGAAGTTATACCTGTAGATATTGGTTTAGCATCGTTTGTAGAAGAAATACCTTTAACTAGAGCTGGTAATGGAATTCAATGGTATTATAATTTTAATTATAAATCTATAAAACCTTATAGAACTCTACCTACTAATCAACAAAATAGAGTTTATGATAATGTTCCTTTAAAAGCTTTAGGACAAGAGATTAGTGCTAATAGAGTAATATATGGTAATTTTTTACAGCAACATACACCACCTTTAAATTTAGATTATGAAGTTATAAATGCGGATAAATCTGTAGATTATAATAATTACGCGCAATATCCTAATCATTCTTTAAAACAAAATAGAAATTATCAAGCTGGATTTGTTTTAGCAGATAGATATGGAAGAGCTTCTAGTGTTGTACTATCTTCTAATGATAATATACCTAATGTTCAAGGTTCTACTGTATATACACCTTATAAGTCTTTTGGAGATGTAGATAATATAGATGAAACTACTTATAAATGGTTGGGTAATGTATTAAGAGTAAAAGTAAATAATGGATTAACACCTGCTCAACAAGTTAATAACGAGAATACAGGTGAACCCGGTTTGTATAAAGCGGAAAATGATACAAGCATCGATCAATTAGAAATAATTAATGGTGGTGTGGGTTATAATGTTGGTGATATAATAACTCTTAAATATACAACAAATAATGAAGGTTTAGGAAAAGACGCAGAAGTTGAAGTTGTATCTGAAACTGCCAATGTAGTTACTGGAATAAAAATAATAAATAGAGGTACGGGATATGTGGATGGTGCTCGTTTAATACAAGACACTACTACAGGTGGTGGTGCAGGTTTTGAATGCACAGCGACTGTTTATCCTGCTAATCCTACTGGTTGGCAATCATATAAGATAGTTGTCAAACAACAAGAACAAGAATATTATAACGTTTATCTACCTGGTTATGTTTCTGGTTATCCAGTTTTAAGTGCTAGAGATTATGGTAGAGTAGCATTTGCAGCATTATTAGGTGATAATATAAATAAAGTTCCTAGAGATTTAAATGAAGTAGGACCAACTCAATCAGAGTTTTCTGCATCAGTTAAATTATTTGGTAGAGTAAACAATCCAAATATAAACAATAATCAAAAAGCATTACCAACATTTTATTACTATGAAAATAGACCTTATGCTTGGAATACTCAATATTTTCCTGAAAGAATAAATGATGAAGTAGTTGTGGTGGGACCAATTGGAGGAGGTGGTTTAGAACTTGCCAATTCTCCTTTTAATAACACTGCTACTCAAAATGCTTTTGATAACTTTACTGTTACAGGACCATCTATACCATGGGGTGATGCAGGTGAATTACAAAGTTTTTATAACGTGCAACAAAATCCATTAGCTATAGGATTATCTATTGGAGCTGAAGAATCTCAACCTCAATTGACACAACCTAATGCACCTCAATTAAACACTTTAGGTGCTAAAGTTACAGATAAAGGAATACCTCCAGCAGCTAACGAGATAGGATGTATGGTTCCTTTTTTAAGTGTATCTGAAACATCTCCAGTTGAAAGTTTATTAGAGATATTTTATGAATCATCTACTTCAGGTAATTTTGTAGATTTAAATAAAGCTGTAATATCTGATTATGGAGGAGTTGTAAATACTACTTCAAATCAAGCTTCGTTTTTAGAAGATGCTATTAGTAGTACTGTTTTAATAACAGCTTTTAGTTTTACTGACTCAGCTGGTAATGAATTAACACTACAATCTGTACCTTCAATAACATCTATAATTGATGGTAATGGTGTTCCAGCTACAGGAGCTTTCACAATTGAATCAACAGGCGGTGGAGCTTCTTTAGTAGATTTTGATTTAAAAACAAATCAATTATTTGCATATTTATCTCAAACTACTCAATCAAACGAATATTTTATATCGTTTCAAACTACTTATGATGATGGTGTTAACCCTGTTTTTATAGATAATCTTAATAATCAAATTAAAATTACTTTAAATAATAAAGAACCAGAAATTGGAGGTTTTACTCCATCATATGGAACTAGTGCTGGAGCAGAATTAGCTTGTGGTGGAAGTGCAGTTGGTTATACCACTTTAGATAGAGGAGTATTTGGACAATTTACAAATAATGTAAATGGTAGTGCTGATCCTACTCAAAATACTTTGGAACTTTGCTATTCATTAGCATTAACTGCAGAACCTGTAGGTTCTACGGCTACTTTTTCTATAGATCAAACTGGTGTTCTTAATTATGATTCTGGAACAACAGTTAATGGCACGTACCAATTCACATGTACAGTTACAGATGCTTCTCCATCATGTGTTAATGATGTTAATAGTTTAACGGATGATTGTGTTATAGATATTATAGTGGGAACACCACCAGTAAATAGAGCATTATGTTATGGTCCTACTAATGTTATGAATACTTTAAGTACAGATTGTGGTCCTTTTACAGGTTCTGGATTTCCTTTAGAAGTATTTTTTGGAGCAAATCGATTTATTAATTCAGGAAATTCTACAGGTACAGGTAGTGGAACTGATGTTTTATTAAGTATTATAGATACAGCTTTAGGTGTACTTTCACCTAAATATATAACTACATCAAATGTAGGTTTAGAATATTATAATGTATTAGAAGAAGGAAGATATGGCGCGAGTCCTATACAATGTTTAGGTGTTACAGAACCATTTACAACAGGCGCTTTAACTCAAGGAATTTTACAAATAGTACCTACATTATCTAAAACTGCAACAGCTGCTAGTCCATCGGAATATAGAACTAATTTTACAATATTATACAGAGCAACTCCAACAGATTCTTGGGCATTAGCAACTTGTGATGTAGGTTCTCCAGCTCAACCGGCTGGTGGAGCGGTAGGTAATTTTAATCTACTAACAGTATTAGGAGCTGGACCAGCTACTGCTACTTTAGCTTATAATTTTTCTACACCCGGAGAATATGCTGTAAGAAATAATGGAGTTTATAGTGTTGGGTGTACAGGTTGTACTACATGTGCAAGGTTTAGCGTTGACTATTATGATGCATTAACAGGTAGCATAGGTGATTGTATAAGTTGTGTAGGATCACTGTAACAATTAAAGAAAACAAGTAATAATAAATATATGGCGACTACATTAGAGGTATCATATTTTAACACCTTTTGGTTGAAAAGATTAAAAAACATTAATCAATATCAACAAAGAGATGGAGATGGAACTATTCCAACTATTCCTGTAGCTGGTCAATTAGGTGGTGGTATAACTACGGGTACACCTACTAATCCAGAAAGTGATTTAGGATATGTTATTAGTAATGATGTTTCTAGTACAGAAGTACCTGGTAGTGCAAATATATTTGAAGATTGGTATATTGAAGAATCTAGAATAAAAGGTGGATTTAATAATATTTCTGTAGACTTTGGAGTTAAAGCTTACATAGTAGAAGAAGAAGCGAATCAAACTAGAAGACAAAGTTCTTTAATATATTCTGGTGTATACAATGCTAAAAATGGTATCAATAATACTAATGAGTTTCCAATTGGAGAAGAAATAAGTAGAAGTGTAGACCCTGCTTCAGGAAGTATACAAAAATTATATGCTGAAAATACAAACTTAGTAATATTTCAAGAAAGAAAAGTTAATAGAGCACCTATAGATAAAGATGTTATCTTTACTCAAGAAGGTCAACCATTAAGTGCTAACTCTGTTAATCAATTTGGTCAACCTGTAGTTATAGGAACACCAACTGCTTTTGAGGGTAACTTTGGTATATCAAGAGACCCGGGATCATTTGCTGTATATGGATATAATAAATATTTTACAGATAGAGATAGATCTGTAGTAATGCAACTTGGTATTAATGGTCTTACCGAAATATCCAACTTTGGTATGATAGATTATTTTAGAGACTCTTTAAATACAGCAGGTGAAATAACAGGTGGTTATGACGTGTATAATAAAAATTATGTATTAACTATTAATGACATCGAAAAACCAACAGTAGTTTTTGATGATTTAATAAATGGTTGGGTTAGTTTTATGTCTTATGTACCAGAATTAAGTACAAGTTTAAGAGGTAACTATTATACATTTAAAAATAATGGATTATGGAAACATAATGTAGTGGGAGAATATAATTTATTTTACCAAAATCCAGTTAGATCTAGTGTTGAATTTGTATTTAATCCACAGCCAACTATAACAAAAACTTTTAAAACAATAGATTACACTGGTAGTAATGGTTGGGAAGTTGTAAGTTTAGTTTCTGATTATACAGGAACAGATACAAACCCACAACAACCTATTTTAGGTGATACAACTCATGTTGATTTTGCATCTCCAATATTAAGTTATGATGAAGGTTATTACATAGATCCTAATAGTAATATACAATATAGAGCTGGTTTTGATAGAAAACAAAATAATTATTATGCTTCGATTAAGAATGATTCTCAAACTTTAGCTGAAGAAGTAATAACACCAGGTAGATTATCCAGTGGAATAAAAGGACAATACGCTATTGTTACTTTTAAAAATGATAATACAACAGATCCAAGAGGAGCTAAACAATTATTTAGTGTAGGAACTGAGTTCAATAATAGATAATTATATGATATTAAATGCAAGAAAGTTAATAGATCAAGACTATGATCTTTTAGCTAATTGGTGGAAGTGGTGGCGTTGGCCAGCTATTCCCAAAAACTTTTTACCAGACAATGGTACTGGTGGGATAATGATAGAAAAAGCGAATACACCTATAGTGGCAGGATTTATATACTATACTAATTCTGATGCTGTATTGGTAGAGTGGATAATATCTAATCCTGAATATAAAAATAAAGATAGAAAAGAAGCAGTAGAAATGTTGTTGAAAACAATTGAAGCTATATGTAAAGAACAAGGAAAAAAATACATGTTTGCTATAGGTAGAAATCAACATTTAATAAATATGCATAGAAAATTAGGATGGAATGTAGATCACAAGCCATCTTATGAAATAGTAAAAAAAATATAATAATGGGTGAAAAAATAGGTAGAATTATCGGCGCAAGTAAAGCTAGAGCATCTGCTCAAGACAATCTTAAGCGAGCTCAAGAACTGACAATTGAATTTAAGGGTGAGATGGAAGACGCTATAAATTCTCGTCAAGATATAATTAATCCTTATGCAGGGATAACTGATTTATCTGGTTTAGCTAGAGATTTAACTAGTCAAATAACAAATCCATTTAATAATTTAACTGTTTCTACCGCAGCTGCTAAAATGCAAGCTGAAGAAACTGATATAGCTTTAGCTAATACACTAGATACAATGGAACAAACAGGTGCTAGTGCTGGTGGAGCTACTGCTTTAGCAATGGCTGCTTTAAAATCAAAACAAAATATTGCTGCTAGTATTGAAAAACAAGAAGCTGCAAATGATGAGATGAGAGCTCAAGGAGAAGCTCAAATGAATAGAGAAAAAGTAGATGCAATGCAAGAATATGATAAAGCTACTATTCAATTAAAAGGTAGAAAAGAAGATGCAGATGCAAAAGGAGAAATATTTGAATTTCAAGCTAGAGAAAAAAGAACAAATGATGATATTAATAGATATACTTCTATGTACATAGGTGCTCAACAAGCAGAGAACGAAATAAGAGAAGCTGCTGCAGAAGCAGAATCAGAGTATGGTAACGCATGGGGTGGATTATTTGCAAAAGATAAAGAAAGTTAAAAAATGAATAAAATATTAAAAGGTCATAATGATAAAATGAATAGATTAGTAAGTGTTTCACAAGTTCGTAGAAGCAAAGAGCTAAACTTTTTCAACGACGCTAGTAATAGATATAGATCTTATGTTAGTAGTTCTTCTTCAGAAAATCCATATGAAGATAAATCTTTAGCTAATATAATAAAGAATTATTTTATTGATTTAGCACAAAGACCTATAGACGGTGTTATCTCTAGACAAACAAAATTAGCTTTAGAGGTTAAAAATTTAGGTCAATGGGAAATTAAACAAGATAAGAAGTTTATAAAAGAATATTTTGATAGATTAGATAAATGTATTACATTAGGCGGATATTTAGCCCACGCTG